ACTATTCCGCTACTACATCACAAGTACAATACCAAGGCGGATCTTGGTTCTGGAATCTTTTTGGTCTTGAAAAGACCCGTGAACAATTAGCTGCTACTATAACAAATGCTTCTGTCGCTATTGATTCACTACCCTCTACTATACAAACCGTGAATTCTACTCTCGAGAGGGTTAACAAACTGATTCCAGAAACCACGACACAAACTACAACAACAGCTTCCACCGACTCTTCTGATTCCGATTTAGCGAATGCAGTTGACGCAGCTTTTGAAACACCAAAGAAGATAAATACTATTGGTTCAGAAATGTTGTCATCTGCATTAAAAGATGCGCTTAAGGATGTCCCAAAGACTATAATTGATACTTTACGTATGGGACTGAAAGCCACAGCTGATGGAATTAAATCTTTATATCAATCTGCTATCGAAAAATGTAAGAAAGCGTTTGAGACAGCTATGAGTTTTGTTGAATTGCTCTTTGAAGGATGCAAAGCCCATAAGAAGGTTATAATGTATTGTTGTTTAGCTGTCGTTTTGACTATGCTTATGGTACTAATATATAAGCAATTAAAAGATGAAGTTCTTCGTGGACTGTTTGTACCATTTTGCATTACTCTTATAGCAACTTTTGGATTAGCCGCAAGTGCAGAAACTTTCCTCCATTATCAATCATTGTGGATGACACCAGCTACTTCCAAACCCGAATATCAAAGTGGAGGAACGATTCTAATGTCAATTCTGGCATTTGTAGGATCGTTTTTCAATCTTCGCGACACTTCGACCATAATGAGAATGACCACCAGTTGGAATCAGTTCACTTCGACAATCACTGATGGTTTCAAGTGGCTTATTAATGCTATTTATAAGAAATTTACTGGCAATCATTATTATACTGAATACGAACAGAAAGAACAATTACATGAACTTGTTGAAAAATTGCGAAATTTCTTTACTACCCCTAACCTTCAACACCTTGTAGCCAGCGATGTTACAATTGGAGCTGACGCTCAACGATTATATCAAGAATCTCTTACGATGACTCCCTTCCTTAACTCGCTTTACAAACACAAATCTCCTGCTTTTGACGAAATAGATCAAGCTTTTCGCCAGATAAAACAACTGGCATTAGAAGCAGAGATGATCTCTCCCAAAACTAAAGACCGTATTGTTCCATTTGTTATTTGGTTTGATGGTAACGCTGGAGGTGGTAAGTCGGAAACGGCAAAAAATTTACCTCTCGCTATTTATAAAAACGTTCAAAAAGCGTTACCACAACAGTACCCTATGAATTGGAATGAATCAATGAATTATTTTAAGGCGGATACTTCACAGTTTTGGTCTAATTATGAGGCCTTCTTGCACTTTTGTTGTACAATTGAAGAATACAACGCAATCGCTGACACTCAAACACGAGGTATGCAAACTTCTGAATTTCTTAAACTCGTGTCCACTTCAATTATGCCTCTTGATCAACCTTTTCAAAACAAAGGCAAGTCGTTTTTTGGTTCTGAACTTATTATTGTTACTACAAACATGACCAAACTCGACTTAGATTCAGCTAGTGGAGCTACTTGCCCCGACGCTCTTTATAGGCGTCGACATCTTCATCTTCAATCACATAAAGATAAGTGTTATGCTACACCCCAAGAACGATTGGAGAACAGGAACACTGCTTGGAAGTACTTTGTACAATCCGATTCTGAGCTTGCTACTGAATGGTTTCCTGGAATGTTTGAAGATGCCAAGAAAGGATTAAAGATCCGATTTGACGATATTGTCAATCTGGCTTCTAAAGAGATTATACGTCGAATACAAGATCGTGATACCTGCAAGGTAAAACGAGACAATATCGATTGGACTAATCTTAAGCCTACTTATCCTCCTGCCCCTCCTCCTTCTGGTGATTCCAGTTGTTCTTCTCCTCCATCCTCTGACGATACTCCCAATTCTATTGATGATTGGTTTTCCAGTCATTCAACTGACGAGATGATCATCTCATCTCCTAATCTTGTCAAAGATGCTCTTGCCGCCACGTGTGACTCATGGTTGGATCAGAGAACAAATGCTTCTTATCTTTTTGATACCCTCGTACATAAAGGTGATCATACAGCTGTAGCTGCTATGATGGATATGTTGAGAAAGCATGATATGTATTACGCTGTCATGTGGACTCCTACCAAGCTCGCTGTTACTGGATCTGATCAACGAATTATTGAAGATTTTGAACTGAAATTGACTCGCAAGTTTTCAAAACAACCAACCAAAATACTTACTGAGTTCAATCTGCTACTTCAAGGACTTCCAAAAGGGTTCTGTTGGACCCACGTCGGGTGTTTAGTCTCACAGACTCTTCTTATTGAAGTACGTTCAGCCATGCTTGAATTATGGCTTACTCAACCACTCGATAAGTTGCCGGTCTATCTAAAAGAACCTGTGCAGTATCAGCACGATGACGTACCATGGTTTGATTCCAAACAAGATAAGTACGGTCGAACGTGGCCTAAGTCAAAGCTTACAGCCTCTGAAGAAGCTCGTATCATGGCTATACGTCGTATCACCGAAGACGACTTTCCCACTAAGATTTCAAGAGTTGTACCTCGTACTATCGTTTCCCATTTTTCATCTCTCGCTCCTGAAGTTGATGAACCTGATGCTTATGATTATGAAAAGCTTATTAATCTTCTTAATGTCTTCGAAACTGATATGGTTCTTGCTAATTCCAGTTTGTTTTTTAAAAATCACCTTAAATGGGTGTCAATCTCTCCTGAAGCCTCCAAACGCCTTCCTATGCATAATCTTTGGTCTCCTGATCGAAATGAGAGGCGAGATATTAAGCTGCAGTTGTTACATAATTTTATCTCTTTTCAGCGACTTGATCGTAAAGACCCGAAAAACGATTTTGAAGTTGTTAGACTTAACACGTTCCTTCGCGACGTTATGTTGTGGCACGAAGAAGGAGGGTCTACTCATCCCTTCCTCGAGTCCGTCTATAAGAAATTTGCTTATCCATCCTCGTCCTTTAAACACTATGGATGTGAAGGATCAGAAACTTTTCTTTGGAGCAAATTCGCAAAGTTAGTGTTCAATGACCCCGACCAAGATGTATCGATAAAAGGTTTGAAGAAACGCCTATCAGAAGAAATTGAATCCACTACCTATCGTGCTTCTATCCTAACGTCAATTGTTTTTAACTGGGATGCTTGGCTTGCCAAAAGTGATCAGAATTATTATTTGTTTACAGCCTTTGCATCTCTTATAGCTTTTACACTCACCTCCGTGATTACTTATTTTGGTCTCACGACTCTTCTTACGTGGGCATTCATGCCCCCTCAGCCAGTTGTAGACTTACAATCTTTATCAAAAGGTCAGTTGGCTAGACTTAATAAGTCTCATCGCGTCCGTTTTCAAGCGCGAAAGAAGAAAACAGGTGATAAGAAAAGGAAGACGAAGGTAAACGCTCTCGGTCAACAAGTGCAAGAAACTAAGATTCACAAATTTGAAACCGGAGAGTTTGAGAAGCTTGACGAAACTAAGCAGCTAGCTTATCAAGCCACGTTACAACAAAATATAGCTGCACACATTAATAAAGTTGGTCTTAACATATTAGGATTTAGATTTATTTATGACGCCGATAAGTCATGTTATTCATATGGTTTGATCTCTGGATCTCGCGTATTTATAACCGCTCACTTTTTCGAAGTTTATGGTACCAACTTTAACGAGATGCAAATTCTCAATGGTGAGACTACACTTCATAGAATACCTTCCACAAAGCTCACCTTAACTCGTCTTGAAGGACGAGATCAAATGGCGATTGATCTTCCTGACTCTGTCAATCCCTCACCTAATCTTAAGTTTATGTCTCGATCTGATTTTGAGAACTTTGACTTGGAGCGCTACCAAATTGCTCGAGTCCACAAAACTATTAAGAAGGGTGTCACTAGTATCCAATGTGTTACTGGAAACAATCTGCGACCTGGAGTCGCTTATGAAGATCAACTCACTACTGACGAAGGAAAGAAAATTCGATGGAGAATCGACGATTTTCTGGTGTGTGTTGGATCACAGGGCGAACGTGGGGACTGTAGTCTCCCGTACGTTGCATGTGATCGCACCACTGGTAAAGTTTTTGTTTTAGGAACACACTTCGCTCGTCTTCAGGACGATTCCTATGTTTGCCCTCTTTTTGAGACAGACAAGCGACATGCCTTAGCTTATCAGGGAAATGGTGTTAGTTATCAAGCTGCACCAGTTATCCGTCAAGGAGCATGGTTACCTCCCTGTGTTTCCGACACTAAACCTGTCTTTAAACAAGAATTTTCTGGTCGTCTCCAAGCTCTTGGAGAAGTCACTACCCCATCTTTTATACCAAGTGACTCCAATATAATTCCTTCCCCTTTTCAAGGAGGACATGATTGCCCTCCCATCAAAGAAATAACAGGGTTTCCTGCTCTTTTGAGACCTACAATATTTGACGATAATCCTGAAGAAGTCATCAAGCCTTTACATAATGCTGTTGACAAAGTTGTCTCTCCCCCTGTTACTCTGTTTCCCTCAGAGCTGCTCGAATGGGCAGAAAAAGAACCCGAAAAAGCATTCGCCGGATTTACTCCGTTACAACGCAAAGAATTTAAAGTTTTACCTATCGAAGAAGCGTTGGCGCAGCTTTCCCAGGACACCGCAATTGGGCATGACATGAAAGCCCTTGGTTTCACTTCCCGTAAGGATATGTGGACCAAAGATGAAGCTACAGGAATTGTTACCTGGGTTCATCCTCTTGTTCGCGCTGCAGTTGAAGAAGTGTTTGATGCCATGAAAAAAGGTTATCAACCTCGAAATGTTGTTGCCGCTTGTCTGAAAGATGAGATTCGAGACGAACTTCGAGTTCGTCTTGGAAAGACGCGTTTGTTTTGCGTCGGCGGTTTTGCACATTTGGTTGTGACTGTTATGGTCATGGGTGATATTGTATCATTCATGAAAGAACATCTTGGAACTTCTGATGTCGCTATTGGTGTCAACCCCCATTCTAAGGATTGGACCATGCTCATACGAAAGTTGTTGCAGTTCCCCAACTTAGGAGGTGGTGATTTTAAGAATTACGATACGTCTATCGTTTCTGAATTTGCCTACCTTCTTTACCGTTGTATGCGACTTTATACCAATTGGTTCATTACTAATCCTATGTGGGACTGGTTTTTATACTGTGTTTGTATGTCTGCCGTTGCCCCTGTTATCGTTATTGGAACCGAAGCGTACCTCATGGATTGGATGAATTCCTCCGGAGGTTGGCTGACTGGTTTCATAAATTCTTTTGTTAACGTAGTTATTTTCAACTATTATTTTGAAAAAGTATGTCAAGAGAACTCCCTGGACCTTGTACGTCAAGAACATTTGGCTGCCTGGTTTTATGGAGATGATAACATCTGGAGCGTATCCAACATAGTAGCGCCGTTTTTTACCATGAAAAAACTTGGCGCCTTCATTTCCAAAAACTTCGGAATGGAATACACTACCGCGGAGAAGACAGAAATTAAAAATGACTTCGTTAATATAGACGACCTCGAATTTCTCTGCCGTAAATTTAAGAAGTGGCAAGATGGTGACATGTTATACCATGCTCAGCTTGCCGAGGATAGCATATCCCAAATGCTCCTTTGGCTGCGAAAGCCAAAACGTGGTGTTACCATAGAACAACAAATGGCTATAAACGTTGAACAAGCGTTAATGGAATACTACCACTACGGACAACAAAGATTTGAGCTCGAACGAAAAGAGCTCTATGATTACTCTACCCGATTTAATATCCCTTGGAAAGCAAAAGAGTTCGGAGACTATCATCGTCGGTTCGCCGACAATGCTCTCTATTGTTAATAACTTTCCTGTGGGGTTAGCCTTCCCCTTTCAAAAAGGCAAAAAGAACCTCTAGCTCTAAGAGTAAATTGAGCACCTGGTGAGGACTTGCTTATTGCATGACCCGCGATTGATCCTGTATCTGCGCTCACCTATAATTCGCATTGGACCTGGTTTTCCGTGGGGACGGTCAAACCAGGGTATCTCTAATTCCCCGAAGAAAAATTAGAATTAGGCACATTGCCCCAAACCCAAACTGAATCTGTTGGTCTTTTGACTGTTGACATTGAGGAACAAAAAGTTACCTCTCGCACTCCCGATTTTCCTAGTCCGGATAGTGTTAACCCTTATGTCACACAAACACCAACCCAAATACTTGAACGTGAATTTGAAGCTGCAGGCTTCACTCTTACCTCTACTACTGCTGAAACTTTTACTGTAATTCAGCCTCCATTTTTCACAGAGCAATCTTTTGTTGCTGCATGTGCCACTTTTCGTTATATAAAGTGGAAGAGTATGAGATGGCGCGTTCAAGGCCTCTGTTCACCGTTTGTTTACGGTTGGTATGGACTTACTTGTTTACCTAACAACATTCCTACTCGAACAGGACTTCTCTCTACTGATTATGGATTCTTGTCTCACTGTGACTCTGTCATTGTGGACATGTGTTCTGCTCATGAAACTGTTGTCACCACTCCGTGGTTGTACAACACTGAATGGTTAGATCTAGATCGACTCACTTACTCGGGCACAGGACCGTATGTTTGGCAAAACGTCCTGAACCTTAATGCTCTAAAGTTAATGTATACGTATCAAAATATGCATTCTTTAAGTTCTACTATCCCTGCTACCTACCAAGGTATTATTTTTTGTAAACTTGAAGGAGTCGAAGTTGCTGGCCCTCGGCAATATAGATTAATTCCTGCCCCCTCCTTGGCAGAGAAAAAGATTAAGGAAAAAGAAAAGAAAAAGGTGCAGTATCAGTCTGCCCTTTTAGGCGCTGCAGCAGCCGCTGCTGGTTCATACGCCTACAATCGAGTTGGGCCTACCATTGAAAAACAGGCCAACAAGTTGTTCGACAGCTCACTTGACAGTGCTGCAAGCACCGTTAGTGACTGGATATCTTCGTTTATGACCGAAGATGAACCTGAACCTGCTTCTCCCCTCGTCCAAGAGTCTGAAGCAGAATCCTCAAACGTTATCCCTAACGTTTATGGAAGTATGAACATCTCAAAAGCATCTAATGTTATGGGACAAGGAACCGCCACTATAGCGAAAGGAAAAGCTCGAAAACATTCGATTTTGCGTGAGTTACAAAAGCCGTCTCTCGTTTATGGTCTTGTACTTACTCCTACTACGACCTTTGAAACGTTGTTGTTGCCCACCCTTGCACGTAATTTACGACCTACCGGTTCTGATACCGACGAGTTACCAATGTGTTCGCGTTTGCGTTTTTTTTCTACAATGCACCGTTGGTGGCGAGGTAGTGTTAATTATCATTTTGTTCTTATCTCTTCACCTCTTGTTACTTGGAAGATGAAGTTCACTCTTGTTTATGGTGAGTATGCCGCCCCTGTGGCACCTCTCATCGGAGACGTTATTGGTGATGTAGTCACCATTAAGGGTACCACCGTACATGATATAACTATCCCGTTTTTGGCTACAAATCCTTGGATCCCTACTCAAAATGTAAATGCTGAAATTATCGATCCCGCTAATCAAGGTGGTGAGGTATTTCCTACGTTGTTCATACAAAAACTCGCTCCTCCTATCACCTCCGGTGATATAGCTCCTGTTTTACATATTCTCGTGTTCGAATCTGCTGGACATGATTTTCGTTTTGCTTCTCCTCAGGAAGCAAGACCAGTATCTAGTTCTGGTGTTGAGTATCAGATGCGTGTCGCTGACCTTAACAAGGCTCGTGCTCCTGCACAAGGTCTTGCAGGCTATGCTGATCGTTTTACTACTGATAATGTAATGACAGTCGAAGACTTGGCAAAGAAGTGGTCTATTCGTCCTACTCAAATATTGAGAGGCCCATGTCCCAATGCAACTGGTTTGGCAACCGCTTGTTATGATTTGTCCATCCTTGATGCTGTTAGTACCCTCTATTTTTATTGGAGGGGTCAGGTCAAGTTTAAGATGGCGATTGATCCAGCTGTTGCTGATGTGTTTCCTGAAGCTGCTACGTTAGTTTGTAAGATGTTTCCTGCCTATGCTGTACCATGTGCTTTTACTACTACTCCTGATGCGGAACGTTTTGCTGATGGATGTCATGTCATTTCAGGAGGGTTAACGCAGTGTCTTACTGTTACTATGCCTTTTACCTCTAATGCTGAGTACCTATCGACCTTGGACAATTTCGTCTCCACATCTGATTCTCTTCGGAGTTTAGGATCTGTTGGAGCTACAAACTATCAGTATCAGGCATTCATTTATACAGATGGATCGGATACTTCTTTTCCACTATCGTGGGTGGCAGTCGCAGCAGGCGAGGATTTCTCGTTTGCGTACCCCATGCCTCCACCATGTCAGAATTTTAGGTGGTACGATTCCCCTAATCCTGACCTACGGGTCCCAAAGCCCTTTAATTTGGAAAACCATTCCGCTGGTTTAGAACGTTCAACGTTGGTTCGCCCAACGGCTTCTGTGACGGAGACCTCGAAATTACTGAGACAAGATCCACCTTCTGGTGTGACACTTCATATTCGTTGAGAACTCACAGGCTCGTTTTAG